ATCTTGAAGCCAAACAAGGTAAAGCAGCACCTAGTATTCTGGAAGCAATAAAAGGTAAGGCTGATGGAATCTCAACTGGAGTTGCTTCGTAACATAGCAGTCCTGTCTGCTCATGTTCGTGAGCTAGGTGAACTTGTTGTTGTGTTGCGTGATGACCCTATTTTGCGCGGTAAAACGCTGTCTAGGCTACATGAACAGACTGTGCGCCTAAACTTTATGATCAGTTTCTTACAGGATTAGGTGTTTTCGCTGTGTCTATGGTTAGATACAGATTATGGACAAAACGCGTTATCAAGAACTTCTCAAAACTAATCAAATCGATTGTTGGCAGTGTGGGCAAAAAGTGCCTTACACAATTTGGGCTAAACGCCGAGAACGCGGTAAAACTGATTGGGATAAATGTCGCGACTGCACCGCTAAACCTTCTAACGCTGTAAGGACAATACACCCTGTTTTAGGGACTATTTTCTGTTATCCGCATAAGGGTGATGTTGATGAGCTTTGGCGGCCTTTGGATGATGAAGGTAGATTGTTTCGCCCTGGTGAACGTATTTGTGGGCATAAGGATTGCATAAATACGAGCCATATTCTTGGTGAGAAACGTCAGCAACGCTATTTCCCCGATGTTGATGTTATAGTTACCGATAAGATAAAAGCGGAGTCAGTCCCGAGAGATGAACTGACCCCGCATAACCGATAACTCGACTATCGGCTTTCTCATTCTAGCAGTGGGTAGCCGAACGAAAGGCTACACATGCAACCTAGATTTTTGACTCGACATGCAGAAATTGTCAAGGTAAAAGAACAAATAAATGAAGCTAGAAGAATAAATAATTGGAAGTCAGAATATGATCTTCAATACTTCTTAAACCTGCTCGAACAAGAACAAAAACTCGACATAAAGCAGAATTGGTCAGGGTTTATCAAACTCTGGTTCTCTACAAATAACGTTTGTCAAAGACTTGAACTATGTGAAGAATTAGGCATTGTTCAAACGAAGATAGATAATCAGCAGAAGATTCGATTTGTTACTCAAAAACATTCTGTTAGAGCGCCTATAACAAAGGCCAAAGAACTAAGATTTTGGACTTATTGGCGAGATGATGCGCACTGTGCTTATTGCAATAAGAAATTAGATAAGTCCATTGGGCAGATAGATCATGTTATTCCGGTAACAGCGTGGCCAGCAGCGTTTATGTTTCTAGCTGAAGATACGTCAAACCTTGTTGCTTCTTGTAAAACATGTAATCAGAAGAAACTCAATTTCCTAGATTTGCCAGATAAAGAGATAATGCATGTTGAAATTGATACCTGCCTACCCATGCGCAATAACTCTTTAGATAAATGTTTGAATGAAAATAAGCTTGATTGCCCTATATGTGAAATGCCAAGTATTGAAGTTCTATGCAACACTCACGGATTAGTAAAAATGCAGTTATGCTCATTGACAGCCATGAAGTACTACTTAGGACATAACTAATGGGATATAAAGAGATGGATAAGGTTTGGCGTGAGTCTCAAGCTGTAAAGACAGATAAATTGATTCTCCTGGCTATTGCTAAGACTTACAACATTGGTAAGGGTTCGTGGCCTAGTCAAAAGCATTTGGCTGAATTGTGTGGGGTTAGTGATCGTGCTGTTCGGTCAGGTTTGAATCGGCTGCTGAAACTGGGTGAACTTGTTTGGGTGAAGGGCAATAGCCATGGTAAAGCTAACTTGTATTTGATTAGTTTTCTTGAGTCTGACTATACAAAAACTTCCGCATTGGAGATACAAAAACTTCCGCTTAAAGTGCAAGAAACTTCCGCTGAAAACGACAAAAACTTCCGCCCATTAAATAAACAATTAAATAAATTAGATAAGGGCAGGAATCTTGTTTTTGATTCTAAGCCTGGTTCTATCTTTTGGGATGTTGTTGCTCAAGCTAGACCTGATTTGAGTTTTGTTGAGCGTAAAGAGGGTTTGGAGAGTTTTGCTGTGTCTAAGGATGCTTGGTGGATTGACAATGCTCGCACCGATGAGATTTTGTTAAACAAGGTTTTGGCATGCTTTCCTAGTGCAGATGGGAAACGATGATGAGTGAGATTGATTTTGAAGAGCTTGTTATTGGGTCAATTCTTAATTCTCATGGTGCTGTTTTAGATCATGTTCATCTTGAGTCTTCTGATTTTGATGCGCCTTGGTTTGCTGAAGCGTTTGATGTGATTCTTGATTTGAAGGCTCATAGTAAGGCTATTGATGTTTTTACTGTGTCTGCTCGTTTGAATCCTGTTGCTAGGCAGAGAGTTATTGTTGCGACTGATTTTGCTGTGATTCCGGCTCATGTTGCTTCTTATGTTTCTAGGGTTGTTGAGCAGAGTGTTGATCGGAAACTTCGGATTCTTGCTTTGGAGATGGCAGGTGATGGGGATGTTGCTGCGCGTATTGAGCAGGTGAAGCAGGAGATGCAGAAGTTGCAGCTTGTTGAGTCTTTTGAGTTGCCTGATCTTCGCTATGATTTGACGCTTATGTTGTTGGAGATTCGTAACCCTAAGCGCACTATTGCTACTTGTTTCAGTAAATTGAACGCGCTTATTGTGGGTTTGAAGCAGTCTGGGTTGTATGTGTTTGGTGCTCGCCCTGGGGTGGGTAAGACTGTGGTTGGCTTGCAGTTGGCTTGGGAGATTGCTCGCACTGATGATGTGCTGTTTTTTAGCCTTGAGATGGATAAGAGTAGTTTGTTGAATAGGGCTGTTGCGGGTGAGTTGAATATTCCTTTGGATTCGATTGAGCGTAATGAGCTGACTAATGTTCAGGTTCAAAGTATAGATAACTTGATTTCTGCGACTAGAAGTAAGTTGATTATTAGTGATCGTGGTGGGCAGACTGTCGCTCAGTTGCGGGCTTATGCTTTGGCTGTTTTGCAGAAGCAGTCTGTGAAGGTTATTGTTGTCGATTATTTGCAGTTGATTACTGCTGCTAATGCGCGTGCACCTAAGTATGAGCAGATTTCTCAGATAAGCATTGATTTAAAGAATTTAGCAAAGGAGTTAGGTATTCCTATTGTTGCTTTAGCTCAGTTGAATAGGCGGGTAGATAATAAGCCTGACGATAAACCTAATGCTTCTGATTTGCGTGATTCAGGTCAGATTGAGCAGGATGCTGATGTGATTGTTATGTTGTCCCGAAAGCAGTCTGATGTTGATAAGGGTAGGGATGCTGATTTGGAGAAGAATCAGGATTGGGATAATTCTTTGATGGGTTTGAAGAGCCTAATTACTTTTGATGTAGTAAAGAACAGGCATGGGGCTACCGGTGTGTTTGACCAGGTGTTTGATGGCAGATTTAGCAGGGTAAAAGACTTACACTAGAAACTGTGGTTGAAGATAATAAGGTTGAGTGTCGGCGTTGCGGGTTTATGTGGGCTGTTGCAGCTGAGAAGCGGGGTCGTAAGGATCTTCTTTGTATAAACTGTCGGGCTAGGAAGCAGGCTGTTATTCAGTATGGGGTTTTGCGTTGTATTCCGCATGAAGGTTTAGTTGATGTTGATCTGAACCCGATTGATGAGTCAGGGAAACTGCTAAAAGCAGGTGAGCGTGTTTGTGGGCATAAGGATTGTATGAATGAAACACATATTGTCGCACCCTAACCTTAGACTATGTAAGTAATACTCAAACATCTATTAGAAAAGAGAAATCATGGCTCAGGTCAAGGTAACAGGTAAAGTAAATAAAGTTTTTGGGGCAAGCTCACAAGGGTTATCTCTTGTTGAGTCCTATAAGTCGGCTACTGGTGAAGATTACACTCGGACTTGGACTGTCTGGTTTGCTGTGGCACATAACATTCCAGTTGATGCGGATGTTACTGTTACAGGGCAACTATCGGCGAAGATTGAAGATTTTGAAGATAAGACTGGTAAGCCTGGTCGTAAAGTCAAGTTGGATGTAAATAATGCTGTTGTTGCTGATGCACCTAAAGTTTCTGTCCCTACTGACCTTCCCTTTTAGTAGATGCAGAATTGGGGTGTCGGCTTTGTTTTAGGTTTCCTTTGCCTAAATAATGCGCTTGCTACCCCGCAACCCCTATCAGCCGTTAATGGTTTGGTAGGGGTTTTTATTTGGTTTGTGATGTTTGTGAATTGGTATGGCAAGAAATAGTTTTAGTTTTACTGTGTTTGGCACTGATCCTGCGCCACAGGGTTCTAAGAAGTATGTTGGAACTAGGCGGACTGCTGCCGGCAATAACATTCCTTTGATTATTGAGAGTTCACCTAAGTTACCTGCCTGGCGGAAGGCTGTAAGTGATGCTGTTATTCAGGCTATGCAGGATTCAGGTGATCTGAGTAAGTTTGATGGGGCAGTCAAGCTCGAAGCAGTGTTCTATCTGACGCGTAAGAAAACAGTTACTAGGCCTTATCCGACTGTTCCACCCGATTTGGATAAGGTGTTAAGGTCGCTTATGGATGGAATAAGTGCTAAGGGGCAAGGCGTTTGGGGGGATGATGCTCAGGTTGTTCGTATTGAAGTGTCTAAGAAGTATGCTGTGGGGGAGTCTGGGGTTGCGGTTACTATCTCTAATTACCCCTAAATTGTTTACCAAACTGTAACCTAAAACTTAGTCCTAAATGCTTGCCTTGAGCGACTATTTGAGCCTATACTTGACTTATAGGCAGAAAGCCTAAAGGACAAACAAAGGACAAGAAATGAAAACTTACAAAGAAGCACCTACTGTTCATGCTCAAGGTTTGTGGGACAAACTAAACAAGGCAGTCGAAGCTAACCCGAACCTGGATGTTGCAGGTTTCTTCCTAAACGAAATTATGAATGAAGTTGCATCTGATCTTGTTTACTGTTGCTACTGTTCTGAAACTGCGGTGAAACTTGTTTGCTGCGGAACTTATGATGGTTTGACTCAGGTTACTTCTGAGAACATGTATGCCATCGCAGGTTATTACAATCTCAACATTTGGCAGATTGATGAGTTAGAGCAAGCTGTCTGCGATTATGAAAAATCGTCACCGAAAGTTGATTCTATTTATGATGAAGTTGAATCAGATTGTATGTTTTGTGTTTATTGTGCTACTGCTTCTGTGAAGCAGGTTTGCTGTAACGCTATGGATGGGCTTGTGCCTATCAATCTAAATAATCTTGCTGCCATAGGTCATTACTACGACCTAGACATCGGACAGATTGATGACTTGCAGCAGGCTGTTGGCGAGTATGAAGAAGAATTGCAGGTCGCATAATGAGATCTTCGGAAGAGTTGTTTCTTGAAGCTATAACTGCTTATCGTGCCTGGATAAATTGTGGTAAAGATTTTCTAAATCATGCTGATTTGTTTGATGTTTGGGATGATGCTGTTACTGCTTACGGGCAGTCAGTGTTTCTTGAGCGTAATCGTGCAGTCCATCAAGTTCTTCAAGGTTTGGAGTTAGTGAAATGAAATCATTGTTAGGGATTCTTAGCCTTATTGGTTTAGGTTATGCAGCTATGTATTTTGTTGCTGTTGCTGGTGCTTGGATTTGGGGTTTGTGATGGGTAAAAGATCACTTGGTTCTAAGTCGTTGCTGTTGAAACTGAAACTACATTTTTTGGGTGCTGTTAGTTACAGGCTTGCAGGTTTATTGGGCAAGGTTGATAACGCTTATTCAGCGACTTATCTGCAAATCAACGGGCATAAACGCTTAAATGAGCTTATGACGGAAGAAGCCGAATATTGGAAGGGTAAGTTTCGTGGGTGAGTCTGCTGAGAAGGTGCGAGAGTTTTATCGCAGGCAAGGCGAAGAGCGTGAGCAACAAAGAATTGTTCAATTGCTAGAGGAAATGCAAGTAACTGCCATAGATACTGAAACTGGCAAAGGAACTCAAACTGCATGGGTTATACAAAATGCTCTTGCTCTAATCAAGAAGGGACAAAATGTCTGATCGCTATTACATTGCTTTGATTGCGATTCTGCTGCTTATGGTTAGCATTTTCTGCACTTTTATTTTGAATAGACCTAACTGCTATCAAATCGAATACCAAACACAAACAGAAACAAAATACACAACAGTCTGCGAAGGAGACGAAACATGAGCCAAATTGAAACACATGATGCAATAAGTAGAGCAATACAAGAGTCAAGAGATAACGCTATTGAAGCAGTTTTAAGCATTATAGATTCCTATAAGCGCCTACAAATGCCTTTAGATCCTAAAGATTCTTATGATTTAGGTGCTAGAGATGCGGTAGATACTTTAGTTATTCATCTGACAAAGTTTGCTGAAGGACTTAAGGCAGGTCGTAAATGAGCTGTAACAACTGCCAGGGGAACTGTGCTTGCAGAGTGAATAGCATCAACATTTTTAGCAAAGACTATAAGGCAGGTAAGAGTGAAGGTCAGCGTGAAGAACACACTAGAACTTCTGATGCTCTGATTGAACTTGAGCGTAAAGAGATTATTAGTAACGCGCAGTTACAGGCTATCCTTGACTTGATTTTGGAGAAGCTAACCGATCAAGTAGATATCTTGTGAGCCTGCTAGACATTGTTTTATGGGTTGTAGGTGTAGCAGTTGTTTTACCTTTGGCTGCTTCTTTTCTGATGACTTGGCTTTTTGATAACACCGATAATGAAGGGCTTTATGATGAACAAGATTCTTGAACGCTGGTTTCCTAAGACTATGCACCGCTACTGGTGGAACGCTAGAACAACCGGTAAAACTTATGGAATAAACCTTGCTTTGTTTGTGTTGCATGAAGAGATGAAGCAGGTGCATAAAGATACTGAAGTTGCTTCTCTAGCTGTAAATGCCAGGATGAGAGCAAAGTATTTGCAAACCTTGATTCGCAAGGTAAAGGCTTTAAAAGATGTTGAGTAGGGAACTTGATGAAGCCATTTTTGCGCTTAGGGATTCTTTACATACTGAGTTTGTTGTTGATTCTGTGTTGGCTAATAAGCTCTCCGATCTTCTTCTTGTTTCGGCTGCTACCGGTGGTGCGATTCAGTCAGTCGCAGAGATTGTGGCTAGGGACATTATTACGAAAACTAAACAAGAACTAGGGAAGGTAGAGTTAAGAGATGTTTGAAGATCTAAAGATACCTAAACGCCAAACTAACTGTCGTATAAGAACAATCTTGAGTGAACTGTCTGATAAAGATAAAGTCATTTTTGAGCAGGCTGTTATGAGTCCTGAATGGCCTTATAAGACTCTAAGTAATGAGTTGTATAAGCGTGGAACTAAATGTAGTGATGCAGCTATCAAACATCATAGAGAGAAACGCTGCTCGTGCTTGAAGGATTGAGCACACCTGCACCAAAGGTTACTTATCCTGAAGGTTGGAGTCCATCAGTTCAGTTTGATGGTGATGGTGGTGAAGCTGTTCTTCCAGGTACGCCTGATGGAGAAGCAACTGATGTTGATGCTTTCCTTAGAGAAGCAGGCATAAACCCTGATGAAATAGAAATTGTGGGTGAACCGCGTATTAGTCGTTGGCAGGTTGCTAGACCTTTTCCGCTTGAACCTATGTGGATGACTTCAGTCAGGATTCGATGGGTGAAGCGTAACTCAACAATCAATCTTCCTTTGCTGTATTCGTTGGCTAAGAAAACTAAGCCTGTAACACCTAAGCAGGTTGAGTCAGGTAAAGCCTTAGTTATTCTCTGGAGTGATTTACAGGTTGGCAAGGTAGATCATCGTGGCGGTGTTGATGCGCTAATTCATAGAGTTGCAAAGACTCAGTTAGCTCTTATTGAGAAGGTCAAGGCAGTTAAGCCTGAGAAGATTATCTTCTGTGATGTTGGCGATACGATAGAGAACTTTGGTAATGCTGCCGACTTACATCAGCTACAAAGTAATGACTTGAGCATTATGCAGCAGATTGATTTGGCAACATCATTAGCTTGGGAAACGCTGAAACAGTTGAGCAAATACGCCCCGATAACTTATCTATCTGTCGGCTCTAATCACTGCCAGTGGAGATCAGGTAAACAACGTGTAGGTAAGCCTACTGATGATTGGGGTTTACATATTGCTAGGACACTTGCCAGACTTAGTAAAGAAGTTGGATTGCCTATAAAGTTCTTTGAACCTGCCGAGCATGACGAATCGTTAGCCTTCGACATCTTTGAAGATTCTTTTCACATTCTAGGTTTATGGCATGGCCATCAATCTGCTAGACCTGATGCAGTGCCAACATGGTGGCGGCAACAAGCGTTTGGTAAGCAACCTGTTCACGCTGCAACTATCGGTGTTAGCGGACACTTCCATCACTTACGCGTTCTTGAGTTAGGTTCTACCCCGCGTGGGACAAGTCGCTTCTGGGTGCAGGCTAGCACGCTAGATAATGGATCTTCGTGGTGGCGTTTGACTGCCGGTGAAGATTCACAACCAGGGTTAGTGTGCTTCGAGTTACAGCAAGGCATAGACTTTACAGGGACAGTCTGGAAGATTTAGGGGCTGAAATGGTTTTGACTGCTGATAAACCCGCATGCGGAATTAGTAGGACTCGAGTTCGACTCTCGACAGCTCCACAAAGGAATTACTAATGCCTACTTATGTTTATGCTTGTCCGAGATGCGCTGCTAAAGCTGAGATAATCGCAACCCTAAGCGAAGAAATTGAAGCGCCTAAGTGTTCTAAGTGTGATGAACTGATGATGCGTAAATACGATTGGCAAACAACCCGTTTTGTTGGTGGCGGATGGGGTAAGGATGCACGATGAAGATAAAACTATTGTTAGCAATCGCAGTATTTCTAAGCCTAAACTTTGGGTCAAACATCACTACTTATGCGACAGCACAACCTAAACCGCCAAAACAAACTGATCTAAACAAAATCCTGTTCAAACATCAACAACTTGCCAGGATACCTAAAGTTATTGCTTACCTTGAAACTAGAGCACATAAGACCGCTTATGTTTTTAGTGGAGATAAACCGACCGGATGGGATTGTTCAGGTTTAGTTAGATACGCTTACAAACAGTTAGGTGTAACCCTGCCACATTCTGCTGATGCTCAAGGCCACATCGGGCATAGAGTGTCTAAACCAATCGCAGGGGACATAGTAGTTTTTGCCTATAAAGGAAGAACAGACTTTTATCATTCAGCAATCTATTTAGGTAACAACCTAATAATCAACGCGAACCGCAATTATGGCACAACAGTCATTGAACCCTTATCAAACTTTAGTAAAGCTCAAATAAGGTTTATTAGGATTTTGAGCAAATGATTAGAGAAACTTGTTCATGCGGTGCAGAATTTGAGACTGATGATCGTGATGCGATAGAACTAATCAAGTCTTGGAGAAGAACACATAAGCACTCAGATAAGCCACAGAAGCCTGCTGACCGAGACTCTTCTGCTTTATCAAATACAGACATAGCATTAGGTTTTCAAGCCATCTACGACCCGCTAGATGATGATGAGTAGATTCCCTAAACCCTGCATCAAATGCGGTGTGCTTACATCAGGTTCAAGCTACTGCACAATACACATGAAAGAGAAATGGGGGCGGTATAACGACCCTAAATACAAGCAGGGTAGGGCAGGGCTACGGGCTACCGCAACACGATGCCATCTCTGCAATGAACTGTTCACTGACCGCAATCAAATCACTGCTGATCACCTGATACCTGGAGACAGGAACAGTCCCCTACTGGCAGCACATTTATCTTGCAACTCTGCGCGTGGCGATAGACCACTGTAAACCTAAACACATATACAAACAAACAATCATTTAACAGCATCGCTACATCCCAGTATTGGCGGGGTATTTAGGGGGGTGGGTCATTTTTGTTTTTATTTTTCGTTTGCTCAACAT